CTTCGCCAATATTTTCATCTTCTAAACCATTAATTATAAATCCGAATGGTGCCATATCCTGTTCTAGTTGGTCTTGATTTTCCCTATACATCTGTTCTCTGATATCATTGTTTGTAAGTTCCTTAAAATATGTTTGATCTGTACACCAACCAAAAATAAACAAACAAGCAACCATATCATCATTACACCCAGCATCTGCTTCAAATGAAGACCCCTTAACAATAAAGGTTGATAATTCATTAATTGTATCATAGTCTTCAACAATAAGTTTATTATCTTCTATCATCTGCTTTAAATTAGAACAACCAATTTTCTTAACAGCTTTAGTTGTTCTCACACCTAACTGAGCTCTACCACCAGAAAATCCACCACCCAATACCTGACCAGCTCTTCCACGCATCGATGCCATAATCATATTATCATATTCCATATCAAATTGCATAGCATTAGCTACTTGTTCCCCAATGTCATTTACTTCTATAAGAACAAATGCTTGGTTGTAGGCTCGTGCAACTTGATATATTTTTTGTGGAAAGATAAGTGGTTTAACTTCGTTGTCTCTATACTTTGCAACCATTCGATATGGTACTTGGGTAACATCGAACACAATGTATGCTGAGTAGTCATTAGACGTGCCTCTAGCCACGTCAGCGGTTAAAAGGTATGTATTACCCTCCTTTGGCTGTTCATAAACATCAAGTCCAGCATTTGACTGTAATGGTTTCCTATATGTCAGTCTTCTTAATGTGGATGGTGATATAAGTGTATCAATAGAACCAAGAAACTCACACTCAAATTCTGTGTTGAATTGTTGTTCGCTTGTATTTGCAATAGTTTCTTTTTTCCACTTTTCATCACGGCCAGGAACTTCACTCCAATGAACCTCAATGGGTATGTAGCTATTTCTTTGTTCTTCTGCTTCTGTCCAAATCTTATAGAACATATTCATACCATGAGGTGTAGAAACAATCATAACCTTTGTAGATTTACCAGAGCTTATTGTAGGATAAACTGAACTAAAGAATTGTTCAGCAACGTTGCTTGGAACGTAGGCGAACTCATCCAAAAATATGATGTTATATGAACCGCCACGAACAGCACTAGCAGAAGTAGACGAAGCCAAAATTTTCGATCCGTTTTCAAGTTCAAGACTCCCTTTGTTCCATGACATTACCCCCTGTTGCAACCAGTGTGGTAGGTGTTCATAGGCAAGTTGTAATCTTCCTAATAGGTCACGAGCTGTAGCTGCTTTGTTAGCGAGAATGGCAATATTTACACTAGGATTGAATAGTGCATAATGTAATAGATATGATACCATAACAGTAGACTTACCAGACTGTCTTGGTAATTTGCATATTGTAAAACGATTATTATGAAACGTGCCTACCATTTCCTTTTGAAAATTATACATATCAAAAGGAACAAGTCCCTCATCAAGAGAGACAATTTTTAAATAATTTACAATAAAGTATATGGGGTCTTTCATACACTTTTGGTATTCTACTAATTCTTCTTCTGTCCATTCTTGTTGGACATTGGCCTTTTTTAAATTCGGATTACCTAAATAAACTGATTCAGCCATTTACAAGTTCTCTATTTTTTAAATGTCCTTCTACAATATCCTCTTTAGATTGACCATAATATGCAACAGCATTGTGTGTATCGATTAACATCTGATTTAGAGTTGTGTCTTCAATAACAAATTCTCCAAGGATACGACCATACTTACCAACACCATCTTTTTTTGTGCGTAGAACTTGTGTTGTACCCAAAGGAAGATATTTCTGCACAAACTTTTTGGCCATTAGTCCATAGACCTTCTCTTCTTTGTCACTTGTCCTTGACTCAGGAGTATCAACACCATAGAAACGAACTCTTTGTTTCTTCAACCAAACACCAAAGCCCAAGTCGATGTCCACATCAGCGGTATCGCCATCTATTACCCTTAGTATTACACATCTATATTCATACATGAGTTATCTCCATTCCTTTATATTTATCACATAAAGATTTGTTAAATAAATCCCAAGTTAAAATATCTGATGGTATAATGTCAGAATTTACTGGATAGTATGTACCATCAGTAAATATAATTCTATTTCTGTGCCAAGATTTTTTTGCATGGCTACCTACAGTTTTTGGTAAACTCTTCTCTTTTGTTTTGTTCATCAAATAACTTGAATCTGGATTAAAATCATATATGTATTGTTTAGATGGCCACTTATATGTTTTGTAAGTTCCTTGATGTTTTAGATCGTGATTTGTCATACTCCAAATTTGATATTCTGGTGTGTTAAAGAAACTTAACATATTTTTATAACCACTAGGATCGGGTAAATTACCAAACAATCTACGATCTATCCATTGCCACTTCAATGTAAACGCTAACCACCACGTAAAATCAAAAGTGTTCTTAATTTCAAAAGGACACCTTTTAATGTAATCCTCACAAAACTGCATAAATTTAGAATGATGATTACTATCTCTGTACACGTAGTTCACATCGTCAAAATCTATAGTCTTTGTCCAATGATCGTTAATTTCTTCTATGTGATTTTCTATAACAAATGTGCCGTACATAGGATCACCACACTCACCTGTAATATTAACAGATGAACCGTCCCAATGTTCTTTTGTGTAAAATAGTGTTTCTTTTTCAGCCCACTGTATATTTAAATCCATGTTTTTAATTTTATCAAACATAGTAGGATTTTCTTCTACAGACTGCTTACTCATCCACACAGTTAGTTCGTGGTGTGGTTGTTTCCAAGTAATAAGTGCAGACAATGCTGTAGAACTGTCTATACCACCAGAATACCAAACCCTGACAGGTTTATCCATATTCCAGATATCTACTGCTCTTTGATTTGTTATATCTTTGAAATTACGATTCCATCCTTCGGGTATTTCTGGTATAGGATCAAAATCTACATTGAGGAAATTATATTCACCAAACCTATCGTATGGCGCTGGACATTCTACCAGAGCCCCTAAACCATAAACATAGTTATTATACAATTCTCCAATATGAAGACTGTCATAATCTTCTAAGTCTAGAGGATTATAATTTTTTAACTCACTTTTATAGTCTTTAGTTAAAGTAAAGTTATTATGATTTATTATTTTCATGCATCATATTTGATACTTTGAAGCAGCCCTGGCGTAAACATATCATCATATTTTTCATACATGTACTCAGTTGCCTTCTTGAAACGTAGACGTTCCTCATCAGACATGGTGACTACCTTAATGGTATCTTCCTCACATTTGGACTTAACAATGTCAATGTCTTCTACAGACCAGACACGTTCTGCCCTAGCTGCATCAAAAGATGCATCTTCAATTTCGGTTTGCAACTCAAGATCAAGAGTGTTCCAGAAATCCTTAGCAACAAGAATTGTAGTAAGGAACAATGAATGTTCTGCATCGTTGATTGTGTCCATAAACTCATTCTGTTTCAAACCATAGAAACGAGGATAAGTAGACTCACCACCAACAATGATATCGCCCTGTACGCCTTCGTTGATTTGCTCAAGTTCCATAGGAACAGGGACAGCACCAACAGCACTGAGGGTTTCTTCTGCGATAGGAGACTTATTGCAACGTAACTTTTGACCTTCGAAGTCTTCAATCTTATGAAGTTCTACGTTAGCAGGGATCATTCGAAATCCACCAGAATAGGTAAACGCAAGACCTTGAACATTACTGTTATTATTAAGACCAGCAAGGAGAGATTTGCCGATATCACCCTCAAGCACTTCTTGTGCGTGATCATGATCTTTAAAGATAAACGGCATATCTAGGGCCCACATGTCTTTTGCATGAGTACGACCAAGAGTAGAAGTATACATCTGGGACATTTCAATCTCGCCATCCTCCATCAACTGAAGAAGATCGTGTTTCGTGATCTTCTGACCTGGCTTATATTTGTCTGCATATTCTGATAGAGTTAAGATTTCCAAGTTAATAGCGCCCGGCATCTTCTCTTCCATAGTAGCTTTAAAATGTTTTGCTGCCCGAAGAAACAATTCAATTGGTTCGTGTGCAAGCACCCAGCGGATGGTTTTCATGTTAGTCTCCTTTATATGCATCTATTTATAATACAATTTTGTCTGTATCAGAAGAAACTTTTTTCCAATCAAACCGATTCCAAAGTCTTTCGTGACAGATGTATAGAATACTATTAATAACTAGAGCCATTAACCCCACTACTAAACCTTTCATCCAATCTCCTGTGACGATCCAACCAATAAGACTATTAGTAATCATCATCCAACTTCTCCAAGTAACTGCCTTAGCAATTGTTCTTGGTAATTTTTCGAACCATACTGGTTTTGTAAAACTCATAATATTTTCACTTTCCTTTTAACATTTTCTGCAATTCAGCAGTTGACCCCACAAATAAGGCATTAGTTACGTTCTTAGGTGCTGAACTAGGAACGTCTTTTAATTTATTCAT